CAAGAGCGATAAACAGAAAAGGAATTATTATAATGGAAGACCCTAAAACCAGAGCCGAGAAATGGTATGAACAATGGACTCGTGACCGGATGGTAGAATGGAAATTGTGGAGAATTAAATATCCGGTGAAGGTGGAGAAAGATTGAAATTCAAAGCCAGAACAAACAATAAGCGCCAACTTGAAATCAGGTGGGATCTCATTAATGCCTATGTCTCAAAATGGCAACCAGATACTTTGCTTGACGTTGAAATAGTCCGAAGGCAACCCAAGAAATCAGACCCTATGAGAAAGTACTATTTCGCCGCTGTTCTACCGCCATTTATGAACCATTTGGGGTATGACCCTGATGAAGAAATGCTATTTCACAGGCAATTAAAGATAGTCTATTTCAAGATCAAACCGGATGCAAAGGGAATATATCGCAATGTTCCAAGCGTATTCGGTAATGAGTCAGACATTCCGGTATCAGAAAAGAAAAAGTTTGTGGACTGGGCAATACGGAAAGCGGCTATTGAGGGGGTTTATATTGAAGATCCAGGAGAATAACAGCATAGGAGGGGGTATGGAAGAAAAATTTGAGCAATGGGCAATTGTAGAGCTATTTGGACATCAAAAAATAGCTGGATTAGTGTCAGAACAAGTCGTCGGGGGCTGTTCTTTTGTGCGAGTTGATGTTCCTGAAATCAATAATCAACAAAAATGCACTAGGCTTTATGGGCAGGGTGCTATCTATGGCATGACGTTTGTGGATGAAGAAACAGCTATTGTAGCAGCTAAACATTTTAATCCCAAACCGATTGATGAATGGTCAGCAAAACGAATGCTTGCGATTATTTCTAACAAACCTAAACCTGATGATGACATGCCATTTTAACAATCTAATGCACTCCTACAACACCCATACAGGCTCGGTGCCAAAGCACAAGAGGATCGAATTGAAGGGCAAGGCATATACCGAGCTAAAACAACGCCTCTATATGTACCGAGCTAAAAGGCACTGTGAGTTTTGTGATGTTTATTTGACATATGACAAGGCTCATCTGCACCACAAAAAAACAAAGGGATCTGGCGGTGGTGATACGGAAGATAATTGCGTAATTGTTTGTGGAGATTGTCATAGAAAAGAGCATGGGCCAAGATGGTCAGGGGGGAAATGATGGGTAAGATTCTGCAGCCAATAAAAATAATAGATATCATCCACCACAAAAATAAATACGCCACCCAGGTTTTTCATATTGTTGATAGAATGCCTTCGTTTCTTTACGAGCGTGATGGTAAATGGCTTGTCGGGGAAGACTCAGGCTTTTTTAACTTCTATTACTATAATCGCCCTAGTCCGAATTGGAGAGCATTTGCCGGAAGAAAGTTTGACATCCCAATGAAAGATGGAACCATTGAGCAGGCAAATGGTCAGTGGTGGTCTGGTATGAAGCCCGACTATCAGGGATTGCTATCAAGCGTAGGTATTGGAACACCAGAAAAATTAGGCAAATGTAATGTTTTTACCGGCATGTGGGTTGATTCTCATCTTGTCCGGCACACGATAAATCCAAGCAATAATTATTACAAATACGACAAAGGATCATGTGATTTTGGGAAACACAAAATAGAAAGCAGATGGGGGAAATAATGAACTCAAATAAATTCCGCAAAGAGTTAATAAAAATCATGCCAGGTTACAAATGGACGGTTCACCGGAATAATTTCGGTTCATATGATTATCTTGATGCAACCGGAATCCAAACAGCAGGCTTCAATCGGTTGTCAACTGTGTATGTGGTACGGCGTAGAAAAGATGCTGACGTTACATATGGAGTAAAAAGTTCCGGGTTTGGATTAAATAGTCCATGGCTATCCAAGTATACAGACAGCACCCTCGCCCAAGCATTGCGGGGGTTGCAGGATCATTATGAATCTATGGCTAAAACATATAGTAGCCATGCAGCTTATTTGCAGGGTGCGAGGAAACTAAAAGAGGACTAAATTTGACAACCGCCCCACAAAAAATATATGATACCTCTCTAAGTCAAAATCAAGGGGGGGATTATATGTCAGGCACTATCAGAACATATCAAAAGTGTCCACGGTGCGGTGCGCCTTTTCCAAGCTCAAAGGGCGGTTTCCCAATTATCTGTAATCCTTGCATGACCCAGCCGACTAAATATTATATTGACGTTTGGTGGAAAGGTAGAAATCATCAAATTTATCATGATTCTGCTGGAAAAACAATTCATACATGGAACCAAGCTATTTCTGTAATTGGTGAAATTCGATCCCGTATTGAGGCACATAGGGCCAATAGAGGTTTTTTTGATCCACAAGCATACAAAAAACAATCTACAACATCATTCAAAGCATTTTGGAGCAGATACCTTGAAGGATACAGCGGAGCTACATTAGAAAAGGTATCAACCATTGGTAAACACCACTTGGTTTATTTTAATGGTTTTCAAATGCGTGATATAACCGCATGGAATATTGATGAATGGTGGCGTGAACTTCAACAGAAAGGACTGTCCGCAAGATACTGCAATGATATTCAGACCTGGCTCCGGTCATTTTTTAAGAACGCTTATGAGTTGGATATTATAGAAAAAATTCCAAGGTTTCCAGATATTTTAAAATACATGAAGCAAGAAATTAAATATCTTACGCTTAAAGAACAAGTTTTGATTTTATCCAAAATACCCAAACACGATAAACCTATCTTTGAGTTTTTATTCTTAACAGGCGTTCGGGTTAATGAGGCATGTGCACTTCAACGGTCAGAAATTGATATTAAACATAATATAGTGTGGATAAAAAAAACCGTCAAGCGTGACGGTACTATAGGTGTTGTAAAAAACAAAAAGCCCCGAAAAATTCCATATCATATCGTCAAGCATTGTTTTAATTCTGACATAATAGGGATTGATTTTATGTTTATCAATAAATGGGGCAGGCGTTACACCGATGATTATTTAAGAGATACAGCATATAAAGCATGTGATGTTGTGGGAATTGAACGTATGCCATTGAAAAACATGACCCGTCATTCCTGGGGAATGAAGATGGTTCAAAAAGGATATGATGCATGGCGAATTAAAGAGGCTTATGGTCATAGCACTATAAAAATGTCAGAAAATTATATCGCCATGCAGGACGATAATATAATGGAAATGTATGAAGGAAGTGATTTCCAAACATAGTGAAACCATATGAAAAGCAAATTTAAAGTGTTCATAACTATTTTACATTATTATAGATATATAACCCAACGGGAAGACTGCTACCTTCACACGGTAGAACTTTCAGCCCAAGACTACAAACAATCAATCAGTTTAATAATAACGGATGCCTATGCTGTTTTATAGGTGTCCGTTTTTTGTTTTTTAGGGGTCAAAAATAGGCTAAAAACCACATGACAACCACATGGAAACCATAATAAAAAGCCCGAAAGGTGGTGGCTCACCAATCGGGCGGGTGTCAATCAAAACCATAGGAGATTATGAATGACAGAATTAAGCGTAGCACCAAAAGGAACGTATGACAACCGAAAAGAATATATGCAGGTTTATCAGCTTGAATGGGTTAAAAAACGTAGGGAAAAATATCTAAAAAAATATGGACCTTGTTATTTTTGTGAATCATCCGATAATCTGGAAATACACCATGTTGATCCATCCGAAAAAGAAAGCAACCATATTTTTAGTTGGAAACCGGAAAGGATAGAAGCAGAATTAGCCAAATGTATTATTCTTTGCCATAATTGCCATGTAAAAATGCACACGCTTATGAAGCGTAAACCATTTAAACACGGTACATATTATACATACCATGTTTATAAATGCCGATGTAAAGAATGTCGAAAAGCTAACGCCGATTATGCAATGGAACTTAAAAGGCGCAAGGCGGTATCGGCATGAAACCATACTTTGAAACGAAATTAGGCAAGCTGTATCACGGTAATTGTCTTGAGATAATGCCAAGATTGCATTCTGTTGATGCCTTGATTACAGATCCGCCTTTTGCCTTCACCGGAGGTATATCAGCAGGGAATAGCTCTAATATATCAGATCAGTTTTTTCGACATTGGTGGAAAGAAGTAGCACAAAAAATTCATAAGTCTTTAAGGTCTGAAGCAAGTGGTTTTATTTGGTGTGATTGGAAAACCGCTAAAATACTATCTGATGGTTTTGAGCCCCAACTTCAAACCTATGATTTTTTTAGGATATCGCAAATGATATTTCATCATAGAGAAATGCCGGGCATGGGAAAACCTTTTAGGGCAAGCATAGACATGATTGCATATTTAAGAGGGCCAAAACATAAAAACCCACCTATATCAGCAGACACTTTAAATTTCATTTCGGAATATTGGTATTACGGCAAACACGACCATCATCCTGCAGAGAAATCCCCTTCCATCTGCGAACGGCTTTTAAATTGGTGCTCTACTGAACAACAAACCGTCATTGACCCTTTTTTCGGTTCCGGCACAACCGCCATAGCCTGTGAACGTCTAAACAGAAAATGGATAGGAATAGAGATTGAAGAAAAGTATTGTGAGATAAGCGCAAAACGTATCGAGCAAGAAACAAGGCAATTAAAACTATTCACATAGGACATTTACACTATTTGTGTTCCTGCCCGTTTTTGTATTTATGAGACACTTGATACACATGGAAACCACATGGAATAGAGGGATGGGATGAGAAAGAAATTTAAGCCAGTAACGATAGAAGAGGTCGAAGCCGTTTGGGGCAACGCAAATTTTGGGCCAAATCTAAACAACAACAAAATGAATGTAATTAAAGGGGCTCTGCTCAAATGGGCCAGCGAATTTAGCACCGGATATACGGCATGGAGGTTACTCGTTGATCTTGGGTTAATGACCGAGAAAAAACGGATTACATGGCGTGGAAGAAGGCAATTGTGGGAGTTTTTTAGTAAGGGACTTTTGAGTCTTTAACAGGGAGGTATGGGATGCAACATAGATGTCCGAGTTGCGAAAGATTTTACAATATTGATATAACAGACCTGGACTTGCCGGAAGCTAGCCGGACCCAGGCAAATTTCTGGAAAGCTAAATATTTTGAAATGGCAAAGGAAGTCGTGAAGACTAACAAAGGAATCCGGCGGTTGCGTAGGAGATTAGATAATGTAAGGAATACGTCATATCCATATTGTCATGCATCATGTTCTCCGGGTGATACCCACTGCTGGCAATGTGGAAAACCATTGGATGAGGAGGTAGCGGAATGAAAGAACAAGAATATATAAACGTATCGGATCTTGCGAGAATATCAGCAATATTAGAGATTCTTAGAAATATTGTACCAGCCAATTCGGCAGTAATAGATAGAAACAACCTTACAAAAATTTTTCAAATCTTAGTTGATTGGCAAGAAAGATTGACTGATGATATTTATGTGGGGCCACCGGAGGTAATGGATAAAAAAATAATGGCTGGATTTGCTTGGAAAGTAACATCTAAAAAATGGTTGTGCAAAAAAGATTTAAAAACGGTCCCTGATAATAGAGTGGTTTTCACCGTTGGTAAAATCTATGATGAGGTTCAGCGCATTTCTGGTTTGGTTATTTTAATTGATGATGATAAAGAAGGGCATGGCATATTTTTGGAGTTAATGGAAAATCACTTTGAGGAGCCACCGGAGTAGCCCCTACGGATACGGCCAAGGATGACATGCCGTTAAACGGCCAAGGATGACATGCCGTTAAGATCAGGCTACTTATCAATAATAGCGTCCTTGCCTTCATCCTCTTCAATCGCGTCAATAGAATGATTCGGATCAATTTTGTCTAACCCCCAGTCAATAATCCTCGATACGGGCCTTCGCCACGGTATTTTGCCGCCATGCTTAACTTTGAGCTTTCCGAGTCGTGAGCTTATCGTTTCGTCTGGATCACCGCCGCAAATAGTATTACCAAGCTGATCAATGGAAATTAATATGTTTAATAGCCATTTACCCATTATTTTGATTTTTCAACCCCCTGTCGCATAAAAATTGCCGTTAGGCCGACAAATATAACCATTACAGAGCTGGACACATCAGGCAAAAATACAGTAGGAAATAGCTGCATTATCCCACCCACAATAACCCCGCACGCTGACCAAAATGTTTTCTGTTTGTAAAACGGTACTTTATTCATTTTTTGACTCCTTTTTTGACACTAAAAATGTCACAACTTTTTATAGTTATATTATTATGTTAAGTGCCATTTCTAAAAATTTATGACACACATTATGACATATATATTGGTATTTCGTCTGCTGTTAATTCCCTGGTTCCCCATGTATCGGTAACATAATACGGCGGTTGATATGGAATATAAACAGGTGGATTTTCCGGCAACGCTTCAAGCAGAGCCCGCTTTAATTCCTGCATTTCATCAACAGACAGTTTGAACTTGTTTTCTCCAATTTGGATCTCTGTTTTGAGTATCTTGATTTCTTTCATGTTTTATTCTCCTTTACCTATCAATCGTTACATGCACATTCACATTAATGTCCTGGGGCGCTCCTGGGGGCGTTTCATCAGGCGGAGGCGGTGTTTCTGTCATATTGCTCACCTGATTGGAATAGCCGGATTCATTGCCTGATGTGTCAAATGCCGTAACCACCCAAAAATATTCAATGTCAAATTCTACTGTGTTATCTACATATCCTGGAGTCGTTGTTGACCCGATTGGCTGATAAGGACCACCGTCCACAAGTGATCTATACATATTATACCCGGCTAAATCAGGTTCGGTATTTGCGGTCCAATCAAATTCAACAGACAGTCCGGCATTTGCAAAACTCACCATTACCAAAAAGCAAACCATCATAACGATTGTCAAAAATAGTCTTTTCATGCGCTTATCTCCTTTATTTTAAATTTGCTCCTTAATTGATAATAATATCCAACACAAACCCCCATGATCTGAGCTTTCCTTGCTGTCTTTGCTGCATGGAAAAGATCCTCAATCAGCAAAATATCCGCTTTTTGTTTTTGTTCGCGTTGCTCCTTCACCCATTCTTTGTCGAGCCAGCAAGTTGTGGGCCAATTTTCAAAGGTTATTGAGTTGTAAATCAAGTCTAAACTTCCTTTAGTTTAATTCAAAATGACACAAATCTTGAAAATCCTGATCGGTTATGGGCTCTGAATCCATGTCCCAATTACCGCCCCATCGTAAATCAATATTATGATGTTTTGCTTCGGCAAGAATAATCCCCGCCAGGACACAGCAATGAAAATAATTCCATGACAGTTTATCGTTAATGTAGGGCACACAGTCCATGGCCTTTGACGGCATAGAATTGTGTTTTCCGTTTGGCCACTTATCTCTTGATTTCCCCTTGTTAAAAGCCCTATTTTGGTCAGCTTCGTTCCTGTGGCCACAAATGATCGAGAAGTCCATAAGGCCCAAACTGAGAGCCGTGTATGCTATTTTTTGGAGAAACGGGGCAAGGGTGTAATATTCCTCCATGGAGTTTTTGCCGAATGAAAAGTTCATGGCCCATCCTTTTTTATCTCATTGGCCAATACAGCCATACTCGTATTAATCCCGGAAATGTCAGTTTTTATTTGGTCAAAATCCTCACTGCCCCTATCAAGTCTCTTTTCGTGGGATTCTAAAATACTTCCATGCGTTGCTAAAGATGTTTCAACGCCAGATTTCCACTTAAAGCATTCTGAAGAACCTAAAACGCTGTGAACATCGGGTTGTTTTTTTGGTTGATCGGCCTGCCCTTTTGGTTGATTGCCGTTCCGGTTTTTCAGCCAATCAAATACGATTCTACCACCAACACCGACTCCGGTACCCACAACCACAAGCCCAATATAATTTATCAAATTCGGATCACTCATTTTTCGCCTCTATTGACTATCCAGGCATCTCGTGATATCAGCTCTCAGCCGTTTTCATCCTGGTTATGAATTCGGTTAGGCCTGTCGGTTCGTTGTGGCGTTCCGGCAGGCCGCTTTGGTTTAAACTCCATTTACCTTAGCTATATCAGCCACAGCAATTCCATTTATCTTAGCAGGGTTTGTAACTCCATTTATTTTACCTGTCCAGCCACCTGCTGCTGCATACCCAAGCAATGTTTCATCAAATATTGGCCTAAACATCTCATAATTATCCCGGTAAAGCTGCTCAATTTGAGAATGTCCTAAGGCTCGGTTATAAATACGACCAAAGGCTAAATTACCATTAAAATTTTCGAAATAAGATGAGGAAGAACAATGATCGCCAAAAACTATTCGATCTTCAGTATGGATTGTATTAGCATCGCTATCGCCGGAAGATGTAAGAACACCATTTTTCCATATCTCTAAACCACCAGTTATACTTTTTCCCTTACATACTCCTACTATATGATGCCATCCAGCTCCTAATTCAGCAGCTTCTACAATATTATTTGCCGTTCCACCAGCTTGTTTAAATAATACAAGCTGATTTGAAGATCCAGTACCTAATAACAAGTTGCCATCAGAAGCAGTGGTAGAATCACAAAAACCGAAAATCACATTTCTATAGACGGAAGCAGCAATATACATTATTACTTCAAGAGTTACTGGACTATCTGCTAAAAGAGGGGATCTGCTCGTAGCAATTGCTGTTGTCTCACTAAAATATAAAGCAGATCCCCTGGTCATGGTTGACCAAATCGGAAAAGAGTTATAAGTGTCAGCATTAATCTTATACTTGCTTACATCAAATAGCTTAGTCCCACCCATCTCATTCATCAACCAACATCCTGCTAAGCACTTTGAGAGAGGATGAGACGGGTCTGGAAGTGTTCCAAGTATTGGTTTAATCTGTGCAATGCTAAAACTCAAAGTTTTTTCCTCTTGATTCGTCTTCTGCATCAGTTGAGAGTGCTAATACAGCCACAAGCCTCAAATCAGCAAGGCAATCAAAGTCGGCTTGATCAGAAGGCCAATTGCTATTATCATCAGATTCCTCAAGAAAAAGGTATCCTGTTCCATCTGTGGAATTAACATCAGCAATGATTTCAAAGTAACCTTTGACTCCCCAATATAGATTAGAGGTATTGTCAACAACAGATCCTTCCACTTCTCCGGTATTGACAATGGTTTCGCCCGAACCAAAACCAAGGTCTTCAGTTATAGGGGTTCCATAACTGAGTTCCCCAGATACTAATTTCCATGGACTCATTCTAATTGCTATTCTTGCTGCATTATTATAAGTTAAAGTCTGGTCGGCATTCCAATACATTCTTAAACGCCAGTACTTAGCTAACATAATTTATCTCCTACGAATTAATATAACTGTTTGCAGTAGTCTCAATCTCTGAGACTACAGTATCAAATACTGAACTGTTGAAAATATTTTGCTCGGCAACATACTTATCCCAATCAACTACTATTTGTTGCTGAAGTTTTGTCTTGACTGTGTCTACATTAAGAGCTGAATAATATCGTTCTGAGTAATCTCCTTCAAAAACAACAACTTCAGCATTATCCTTAATCTCTATGTGAATACTAATTTGGAAATCATCTTTAGTTAATTTTACAACTGACTCTTTTGTAATTACTGCTGTATAAGCCATTATTCCACCTCTATCCATGTATTGTCAGGATCAAACCACATGACGTTTGAATTTCTGCCACCATAGCCAACAACCCTTACAATCGCACTTGCGGCACTCGGCTTTGTTTGGGTCATGCTTCCTGCGGAGCTACCCATAAATATAGGCTTACCGCAAGACCATGCCCATGCTGAATGACCTACCATCGTGTCGGACCTTGCGAGGTAATCTGATCTTCGTTATCAAAATGAAAAGTACACGTCCTTATGTCACCAGATTCAGTTCGGGTAAACTCTACTGTTACGTCAACCCCGCCCTGTATAGCATTATCTTGTCTGGTTATATTATGTGTCCATACCATTTTAAGCTACCTCAACATACGTATAGTCTGGATTAAAATAAGCATAGTTAGCAGCTAATATCCAGCCAACTATCTGGACAATATCTCCTGAGTCACTCGGAGCAGCATTAACCCAACTTCCAGCAGTGCCATCGCTTAAATAAAGAATATCTCCAAGAGCAAATGCTGAGAAGTAAGTAGCGTCTCTGATAAGTCCTCTAAGTAACAACTTACCAGTCTCGCCATCACCTTTTGTTTCAAGAGCTACTCCCATAGCCGGATGTTTTACGGCTGCATTAGTAGCCAATGCAAGCTTCCACTCATTGTCTGCCGGGTCTGGATAACAAAGTTTTCCAAAAACTACTGACTCACCAAAGGTTACAGTGATTATGTCTCCTGAAGCTGTATTATCGCTTGTCAGGCTTGTATCAAAAACATGATTCTTCTCATTATATTCAAGATCACCTCCTAATTGAGGAGTGACGTCTTCAACCACATTAGCTAACACATCTTCAGCCCATGCCAATTTCTTCCATGTCTCAGCCAATTTGTCCACCCTTTACATTCATTAGCTTATCTGCCCCTTTGACGATATAGGCAGTATCAGCCATGGTTATCAATCTGGCCTTGAGCAAATCCAAGACCAAGTTAGTATGAGTCAATGGCATCTGAGCGGCGGCAATCATCTCTTCCATTCGCCTGAAAAGAAGGACAACTTTAGGCTCAAGAGTTTCCTCATAAATCTTGGCAAGCTGCATCATCTTCTGAATTTGCTGAGTCCTTTGTGCCTTTGCTGCATCTATCTGTTCTTGAGTTGGACCAGGTGTGGCTTCAGGTTCTATCTTCTTTTCAGGAGCTACTTTTTTCTTAGCCATTATTCACCTTCCGTACATACATAGATACCTGTATCTGTTTGCAGAACAAACATTCCAGCAACAGCCGTCAATGCTGTTTTAGCGGCATCATCAGCAACGATATGTAACAAAGAATTCTGAATCTGCTGAGAGTTAAAATCAAAGGCTGCTCCAGCTTCACCACTTAGATCGTCAAGAGTTTCGGAATAACTCCGGCCTTCAATGGTGTTTAAATCCGTGAATCTTGCAAAATCATTAGCTACTGGAGTTCCACTGGTATCAACATCTCCAGCCGATCCACCAATATCACTCAAAACCTCAGCTCCGGTTCTAAAATCGATATTGCCTGAGGCATCCCAAACCAAGAACTTGTCAACATCCTCACCAGCATTAATACAGGTCTTCAGCGTAAGCGTGCCATCAGCCGCCAGCTTAATAGCATCGACTTCACTCGCTGACCCAATACTTCCAGCATCAGCAACAATCAAATCTTCGGCAGTTATGATCTGACTATTAAAATTAAATCCTGCACCTGCGTGTCCAGACAATGCCGCAAGTACATCAGCCGGGGAGGTCGCTGTAGGTGTGCTGGCAACAGAAGCATACATAAAAGTATCTTCAGTCCATGCAGTTTTTAAAACAACATCATCTTCGTAAGCTAATTTCTTCCACGTCTCGGCCATCTTCTTTCTCCTTTAATTTTAATAATTTAAGTATCATCTGTGCAAACATAAACACTCTTATCTCCACCATTATAGAACACACCTCCCTCTATTGCTTCAACAGCATCAGCAGAAGGAGTTAACACTAATTGTGGTAACGTTGTCACTCCGTTAGATCCAAGGGTTACGTTGTCGAGCCATTCAGTTAACTCGGTGTATTCGGCTTCAAGTAAATGGTAATATTCATCTGTGGTGCCGCCCTGCAGGTCGGGAAGGTCGTTATGGGTGCTGATTGATCCCATTCCACCTTGAATGGTGACTGTAATGGGTTGTTCATCATCCATTGTAACTACAATAGGTTGCTCATCTTCCATTGTTACATTGATATCAGCCATCAGGATATCCTCCTGGTAATATCGGTCAAAACCCTAAACTCACCTTTAACCAAAGTCTTTATAAGACCATCGTCTTTTTTGACTTGGAAATCATAATAATATTTCTTTGGCGTTAAATTCGTATCTGAATCGGTTATTGAAAGAGATGATAGCCCACCGGTCGGAGATGTGTGGGAAGTGACTTCTTTGGCTATCTTTGCATCATCATCAGAATCAGATTTGTTTTCTTTGACTGTCATAAAAATAGTCCAACCGGTAATATCAACCGCTGATTTATCGCTGTATTGGAACGTAAATCTGTAAGTTTTATCATCGCCTCTATAAACTGATAATCGGCTCATAATAATCTCTCTTTCATTTCTTTAATTTCTTTCATTTTATGCCCATACTTTTTAGGCCCAGGTTGTTTTTTTTCTTTTGTAGTGTCGATAAATAATTTCGCACCAAATTTCGCCTTGCCTTTAAGCCCGACTTGTTGCGTATTTTGGTAAGTATTTTAATCCGCGACTCCACGGTTCTCGCGGTCCAGTTTGGTTGACTGATTCGGCGTTTAAAGTCATATTTAAGTTCTCGGCCAAAATCTTTACAATATTCTCTGTAAATATCATCAGGCAATTTTACATCTTTGCTTCTGTACGATACTGTTTGTCTCGGCAAACCCGGATAAACTTCAAGGTTCGCAAGCTCCTTTTCAACAGGATCATCGGTTTCTTTCGACCACTTAAAGGGGAGCCATTGTTGAAACACTTTCCCTGGGATAACCGCTTCTTCGCCCCAAACAGTCAGCTTGGCCGGCATCTTTCCGGACAGGCCCGGAATGGTTTGACTGAACGCTTTCAACCACTGATGACCTTCTCTCGGCTTTGCCTCACCTTCGGTTATAACTTCAACGGATCGATTGATAGACCGCCAGAAGGATGAATAGGGAACCCATGAAGCGAACCATCGGGCAACCGCACCCTTTCGGCCACCGTATTTGTCAAGAGCTTGTTGAAGACCACTGAGGTATGAACCGTCAATTACATTCTCTCTCATTCGATCCGCAAAATGACCGAAGTGTTCCGTTGCCGTCTTTTCATCCCCGGCGTCCATGGCCGTCTTCATTTCTTCAAATGCCAAATACGCTCCTGCAATAACGGTATTGAATGGTTCAAATCTTCTATACTGAACCCAAGTTCCACCATCGACTTTATTGGTTTCCTTGTTGTAAGTTCCACCTATTTTCATTGACCACGGCTTCTTTCCTTGCCTATGCCATGCTTCCCTTTCGTTCTTATTTTCCGGCATTGGTCCTGTAATTCTGCCCTCACCGACTTTATTGATGACATAGAACGCCATAACCGTACCCATAATCTGCTTTGCTGCCAACTTGGAAGTCGGCATACCCCTGCCCATACCCCTTGAAAGCCCTTCCTTGATAATCCCGAGTCCGGGCGTAAGTTCAACACCCCTTTTCGTCAAGTTGGAAATTGTGTTTACAAAAGGCAAAACCGTTACCCTTAATACGGGACCGACAACAGGAACATTCCTTGATGCAATAACGTATTGTGTAAACGGATCGGGCTCATCCATAAAGGTACTGTTAAGGGCTTTCTTTCTGGCCGCTTCGTGCATCTCTTCGGTTACGTTGCTCCGCATTTTTTCTTCAAACGCAGTACGTTCTTTGCCCTTCAAACCCTTCTCGTTTGACATGCGCCTTGCAATTGAATTTATTTCACCGTCATACGCAATGGCATTACCCCATACATCCATTGCTCTTAACGCTCTTGTTGGAACATCAATGAACGGAGCTATCTTTCGTAAGACTTTATTCGGGCTCCGGCGCCAAGCACCCATTGAAAAATCCAATTCCTGAAACCATTTGTCTTCAAATTTTCGTGCTTTGGCTGTCCTAAGAATTTCACCGGCAACGACCTTGCCCTTTTTAAACCCCGATTTGTATCCGGCAAGCATTGGTAAAACTTCATTCATATAAAATTGTCTTTGCTTACCCGTAATTCCACAATAAACTTTATCAACAGCCCCGGTTACAAGCCTTTGAGGTACTTGAAATGCCGTCCATAAAGTATTGCCAACCACATTGACAACATGAGTCGGCGGCCCTGAAAGAATTGCGTTGTACCAATACTCAAGAAAGTATTCTGATATTTTCGGATCTCTCAAATTCTTAATAAATTGCTGCACCTGAACCGGATCTTCAAGGTTGAGCTTTTTCAATTCTTCAAACTGTCTCGGGTTCAAGTCTTTCTTTAACTCCGTCAATGCCTTGCCTAAATTGTTAATCGCCACTTCCTTTTTATGGATGTTCAACATCCGACCCACTTCAGAAGATGTATCGCTCATAACATGACCGATATTGTCACGGTAAGAATCCAAAGCGTTCTTCATGGCAACCGGATCATCCATTTGAGCTATCTGATGCAAGCCTTCAATGGCGTTCACATGAATTTGACGCATAGCTTGAACCTTCTCTGCCGTAAGCGGTAACTGGCCTTTCTTGGCTCTCTGAAATAGGGAAGCCCTTGTCTTAACGTCCTGCTTCCAGGTCTGTGTCTTTTTGGGTTTGGAACTTAAAAGAGTCGCTTCAAACGCTTTGTAATCTTCCGGTATATCCTGCTTCTCGACATTGATCGACCTTGCGTACTTGGGAATATCGTCGGCATATTTGTGAAGAAGATAGGCAACCTTCGGCTTGGGAATATCGTCGGCATATTTGTGAAGAAGATAGGCAACCTTCGGATCGTATTTTTTGTCAAGCAGATATTTCTCAATGGTTTTGCCACGTCTTTTAGCTTCGGCCTTGATGCCCTCAAGATCGCCCTTCAAACGAATAATAGCAGCTTCTTGCTCGGGTGTGAGCTTGCCGAGTTCACCGATTGCGCCCTTTTGTCCAAGTGCGGTGTTGATGTCTTTGGCTATTTCTTTGGGGTTGCGGAATCCCTTCTCCACCCCCGCCCCCTCGGAAGCTACCTTTGTTCCTTCGGGGGAGGGAGGGGGCTTACCTGCGGTGGCTTTTTTAAACTTCTTATTCATATATTCCATCAAAGCAATATAACCACGTTCTGGACCTTCAAGACCTGATACTTTACCTGGCAAATCTTCAGTGTGCCACTTGGCAATATCAATCCAGTCTTTAGCAATTCCCTTTTTTCCTGTTTTTGGATCTACCCACAATGTACCACCAGGTTTCATACCAGTAAGACCTGAAAGTTGATTCGTAAATTTTTTCTGATCATTGCCGCCTAATTCAAAATATGTGTCATCCCAAAATTTATCAGCCGTTTTTGATGGGGACTGTCCGGCACTTTCCATATCATCCAGTATTCCTTGACCTTGGGCTTCAGCAATATCCTTTTTAATTTGTTTGTTAAGAAAATCATTATATTTATCAGCGGCTTCCTTCTTCCCCTTCAACTCAGGATAATCAGGATGTGAATCTATCTTGCCTTCGTTAATGGCTTGTTGGACTAAATACTTATGGTCGCCCTTGTTTCTTGAATACCATTCGCTGCCAGTTATTTCAAAAGCCTGTGTTCTGCCACCAGAGGGTAGCCCTTTTTCTTTTAACGGTGCCCTTTCGCCATTAAAATAAACCTCATCGGCCTTGGAATATTCCTCAAAGCTCATCTCATGTGGCTCTTTCGCCTTACCCTCTTTGGAAAGTTCGGGCTTTTTAGGCTCCACCGCTTTGTCAGGCTTTGATTCTGCGGCTTTCTCAGGTTTTGCGACTTCAGGCACGGGTTTAGGTTTTGGCTCGACCACGGGCTTCTTGGGCTCCGCAGGAACTTTCTCAAGAGGTTTAAAAGTTCCGTCAAGTTTGGCCGCTGCGTCTGATCGTACCTGGTCTAATGTCGATTTTACTTGCTCTCTTGGGGTAAGTCCGGCTTCAGGTGGAACGTCTTTAAAAACCTCTTCAAGTTCTGCCTGTGCCTTTTGTTTCTCAACCAATTCAGCAGGCGGTTCTGCCTTTAACGATTCTTCTTTTCTTGCAAGAGTATCCAATGGTCTTTGTGGTGTTGCGGCTCTTTCTTTGGCTATTCTTTGTTTTATTTCATCTTTAGCATGGTTAACAACTTCAGTACGTTGCTCATCGGTAAGGGCTTCCATCTTTCTGTCAAGCCTTGCCTTAGCTTCAGCCTTTACCTTACCCCCTAAACGATGAATAAAACTGAACATAAAAAGTTCCGAAGCAAGTTCAGACAAGTATCCTGCCCTCGGTCCTACGATTTCAGTTATTCCTTCACCCGCCATACGAGCAGGCGTTAAAGCGACCTCAAAACCTTTGCCTATTATTTCACTCGCACCTTTTCCGGCCTCTGTCCTTGGTTGATACCCAAACGTTTCGCCTATTTGTTGTTCTGTTTCCCTTGCTTCCTCTGCTGTATCACCGGTTAGTATCCTTGAAACACCTGCTATCTTTTGGGCAGGCCATAATGCAATCCCATTGGCTAAAGAAAGCATAGTTTCAGGAGTTGCCTTTACACCTTCCCAAACTTCATTCAGGGTAGGCTTAATCCAACCTTCGTAATGCCCTTCGGGTTCTTCAACGGAAACCGGTTGTGGTGCCTTTTGTTCATTATCCCATGCAATCTCATCAGCCTTGATAGCTTGATCCCATTTAATTTGTGTTTGATCTATTGGTGATTCTGACTTATTTTGGTTAGGCAAATGCAAAACCGAATCAGGCTCCCTATTTTTGAAATAGTCCGTTAATTTCTCTGGACTATGCTGAGTTAAATTAAAAGGAGATGCATAAAAATGCCACTTTCCGTTTTCTTTTTTCCATGCACCGCCCTCTTTATCCGGTGTGCTGTATTTGCTGTCAGTCGAAAATGTAATATGATTTTGAAGTTTAAACTCATCCGTTAAGTGCTGACCTTTGGACTGATCAGGAGGCCCATACTTTTTGACGTATCCTTCTAAATCATATCCAGAAGATTTTTGCTTTTTGAATTCTGCTTGAAGTTGTTGAGAGTTGAGCGTTCTGTAATCAGGCATTGCGGTTTTTTTGATATTTATTGATTGCGATCCCTTATTCTTATTATACCTACCCTGAACCTTTTCAATATAACCCTGTGTCTCAGGAAACGGCGGTATGCCACCATGCTTTTTAACATTCCCCGGCCCTGCATTGTATCTGGCAAGCGCAAGAGGAATATCTCCATTTGTGGCTTTAAGCTGTTTGGCAAGATACTTTGTACCGCCCATGATGTTTTGTCTTGGGTCAGTGGAATCCACAACACCCATAGCCTTTGCGGTATCCGGCATAAGTTGCATCAAGCCGATTGCGCCCTTGGAAGACTTGGCCGATGACTTGCCGCTACTCTCAATGGCTATCATGGCCTTTATTAACTCGGGCTCAACATTATGAGTCTTTGACGCTTCGGCAATAAAAGGCTCGTAATCCGGCTTTGACGTAGGAGTATCATCCCACTTTATTTGGCTTTCATTAATCTGCATATTTTATTGATCCATCGCTATATTTAACAACCTTGCGACCATTATAAGTTCCGGTTTGAGTTATTGTTTTCTCTGATTTTCCCGTTTTCCCTGAATACCATATCGGAAGTTCACCCTTGTTAATTCGATTCATATCTTTACTCATTTTGGTAGCTATATCATTGTACTCTCGTTCATATTTGCCAGGATCATCTTTAGGTCCAGGTTTGATATATCCCATATCATCAAGTAAGTGCCTTGACATTTCGTGATAGAATGAACGGGTATCATCAATCTGTTTACCTCTGTCTTGTTCATACTGCCGTATATCCTGAACTGATGTTTTGTTCTTTTCGGTTTCTTCCATCTTGTTATATTTTTTAATCATTTCTGTGGAAGACATTTTATCTTTATTTTCCGAATAAAACGCCTCCCATTTATTCGGTATTTCAGGTGTTTCAGGTGTTTCGGCTTTTATAGCTTGTGCAGTCTTTAACCTTCTATCCAACGCCTTGTCGGGAGCCTCATAATCCCTTGCAGACTTCTCACCATAAAGCTTTGAGGCTATCTGTGCCATATTACCGCCCAACCGGCTTTGCCATGTATCCCGGCCTCCAATCGCTTGACCTGCAGAACCAAGTATAGTTGCCAATAAATAGGGATCCATTTTGTTTCCGGTAGGCATGGCAGTCCGTCCGGCTTCGGGAGAATTTACGGCACCCATATTAAAATCCGTTCCCGGTTGCTGACCTGGAATTGTTCCTGTTGACTGACCTTTGAACAAAGAAGCAAGTTGCATAATATTACCCATTGCAGAACTTCCGGTATCAGTTTGTCCACTTGGAGCACTTGGGGCAGTCGGTTGAAGCGGTTTCACATTAGGAACCCTTTTTTCCCCGGGAGTCCCAGGACCTTTAGTTGGATCATAACCAACTTCAGGGTTTGATCTGAGCGTATCTCCCCTAAGTCGGCTTAATGTATTTGGACCTTGAAGATTGTCTCTGGATGCTTCAAAATTAAATTGATTTCTTTTTAATTTGTGTAACGCATTTTCTAACGCCATAATATTCTCCTTAAAACAAACTTCCTGCAAGACCTAAAACACCACCGACCACAGCGCCAGTAGGCCCCGCAATCATTGCTCCCGCCGCCGCACCGCTTAAAGCTCCTGAAACCGCATTGCCAAACTTTGAACTTCCGGCAACTTCAGAAGTGGTTTTTGTAGCACCCTGTAATGCGCCTAACGCAGCCCGTTCCCAATCAAGCACCGTAAACGGCCATAAATCATGCTTGACGGCCATGTTATAATTGAAATCGTCAACGTCCATTTTGACCGAATAATAGAGCTTCATAACCTCGGCGTAAGTCATTATGACGCCCTTATTCCATTCAAGGTGAGTTTGCCATCTTTGCGTAGCAACCGGAATCAAGCGGTATTTCAATTCAGATCTGAACTTTTCAAGAGCTTTAACTTTGGTGTCCCTCGGAATTGCTCTTGCGACCACAAACGTTGAAGACATGACGGAATTGATATCTCTCATCCCCAATTCTATCGCGGTGACGGCCTCAACAACATCATCCTCGATGAGATCGGATTCAGCGGCCACCAGGTCATTGACTTCGGGCGCGTTGACCGTATCTTCAAATATCTGTGAATATAACGTGTCAACATCCAGCCCAGCCATGAATTTGCCGAACATATCGTACATGGTCGGAAAAGACGAAATGGTATAGCCAGTTCCGAAAAAGGCCAGCTCAACCTCAATATTATCAAAATTTATAAATGGCGAATCGTGTGTTACAATATCAGCATCAGCAATACCCTGGGCAGATTGCCTGTCGTATATATCATCCACCAATCTACCAAACCAACCCAACACACCGCCAGTACCTCTTAGTTCAATGGTTCCGCTGCCACCACTTCCAATAAGTGCTTGTCTATGAGCTTGGACCGTATTTAAAAATTCTGCATGATGATCTTCAATATATGGAGCATACCTTACGGTCATTTCTGAATCACCGCCGCCACCACCGCTGCTTTTACTGCCCATGTGCTATACTCCTTTCAAATCGTACACAAACGATGTGTAACTTTGCTTGAACCCAAGGGCTTTGTCCATCTCCATCATTTGTTTATTCTTTGTTGCCAATATTATGTTGTCGCATTGTTCTTTTACGGCGAATTCTTTCAGCAATTCAAAACCTTGTTGCCATTCTTCAAAAGAAACGTGCCGATAAGAAAACGTGACGTAAATATTCAGATTTTTATGGTTGAACCTTTTGTCGATCTCAAGCATGGTGATTACTACGGCGATAACATTGCGCTCATCGTCCAGCCGAAACCAACATTGAGCTTTGTCGGAAAGAAGTTTGTGCAGCAACCATATCAATCCGGCCTTTAAATCCCTTTCGTCAAGTTCAACCGATTTTGACGTAACGTATTTTATAAGTTCCCAATATTTTACAATTTGTGAAAATGGCGGTTTGCTGTGTGTCGATAATAATTTTATAGTTTTCAATGTGCGTGCCTTATCCCATTGATTTTTAAATAATCGATCTCAAAGTACTCATATTCAAGCGCCTTTGCCCTGAACATGAATTCCCTTCCCATGGCAGTAATAAATACTGACCCTCTTTCCGTAACGTTGTACCAGGGAGTCGATGTAAACGACCCTTTAAAATCCCTGCGATAATATATTGCCGCCTGTAATGTTCCTTCAAGATTGGTTCCAAATTCAAGCTCAAAAACTGTTTTATTTTTTCTTGTGCCTAAATCGTGAATGTCAGTACATATCTCAAAGGCCGGTGTTGTGATCGCCGCCGGCGCCGTAGCGTACAATGTCCCGCCCTGTGAGGAAATCCCCGTAATATTGACCGGACCTTCACCAAGGCTTTTATCAATCGGAGAATACACAAACCCATAGGTGCCGTCGCAAATGTAAAGAAGGTTTGCTTCAACATCGAAGGATAAAACCGGATCGGTTAGGACTGACAAGTATTCGGAATAGTCTAATTTTTCCAAACCGTCTGCCAGACTGATAAGTTGATCCTTGTTGTCGATAAAGAAGTGAATCTCCTCAGTCCCGGCAACGGCCAATTTACTTTTAAGCCCTACTCGATAAACCGTTTGCATCCCCCATGCTTTTCCATGGGGAGTAAGAAAAGTTACACCGTTTGAGCCGTAGGCAACGTTTTTACCCCCAAGCTTTTTGACGTTATAAAGCCATCCCTTCCAATCCATCGGCCTTTCACCGGCAACATTGCTTTTATCAATGGTAAAATCCATTTGGCCAATCTTAGACCATATGACGAAGTTGGATTTTAGGTTTTCTAAGAGTAAATCGGCATCACCAGAAAAATACGCTACCCCGGAGGCACCACTTTTTATAGTTCCCCATATAGGCGTTCCAGATCCCGTAAATCCGGCTGTGCCTGTTGCTGAGAAATCTACAAATGGTTTTTCACCAGACCCGGAAAAATATGCGCATGCTGGATCACACCTAAATGTAATATCAAGGTCGTGGTCTATTTCTGCGGCGGGATGTTGCGTTGGCACACCCTTGCCGACAAAATAGGCCGTTCCTGGACCTGCATCAATTAACGTTGCCATTTAACAGCTCGTTGCTCCAATAAATTCAGGGCTGGATATTGTAAAGGTTCCACCATCCGGCTCGGTACCCTCACCCCCAAAATCAACATACATTACAAGCGGATCATCAGCCACCGTATCGTTGACAAGAAACGCTCCGGGGGATGGGCCAATACTTCCACCCGAAGCGGTCCATTGAGGATTGCTCCATGTGATTTCCAGCCGATACAGGGTATCATTCCTCGAAATGGATATCCCGGCAGCAGCCTTGGTCTTCTGTGTATAGCCATTACCAGTTCCAAGTTCAGACGCAGACACATCGGCATACTCATGGTGGCTGGCTTGATCGAAAGTAAACCCGGTATCCATAAGCACCCATATTAAACTATCGGTATCAAAGTCTACATCTCCCTTTGCCATTAAATATAAAATGTTTTGCACAATTGTTACGGCCATAATTTCTCCTTATCAGTTGCTTTAATCCTTAAAATAAAAAAATATGTTGAGATTGATTAATCCGGCCAAAGCCGCTTCCATATGCATCCGGTTATTCTTAGTCAAAATTAAACCTGCCGGGAAATCCCATTTGGCAAGCTCTAAAGCCGTTGTTGAAAACTTCAATAACTCCACCACACTTCCACCGGTAACGGCCAGATCGGTAGCATCCTGGGTGCAATCCACATCAGCATCATTACCGCTGCCCGTATTCATATTCACAGGCGTGAGTGCATCTCCGGCGTCTGTACCGGCATCTGTGGCACCAAGAAGGATTTTAATCTCTTGGTTGGCATCATCAACCCATCCTTCGATCTTATAGACCACCAAATCTCGATCATCTTTGTTTTTCAGATAAAAGAAATCATCATCGGTTGTGGCCGAAGTCACATCTACCAAAACCGAATAGGCGTTGCCGTTCTCGTTGGCCCTTTCTATCGGGTTTTGGGAAAGTGCCTTAACAAGCAGTTCCAGATCATCGTTCACATCTGCAATATTTCCACTGATTCCCTTGATAAACATTTTAGTCCACCTCTTCGTCTGCAATTATAGAAAGCAATGAAACCGCTTTATCCATTCTGTCTAAGATCCTTAACAATATGTCTTTCTCATCAAGGTTTTTAACATCAACCTCGTTGGTTACCATTGTTTCGTTCGGCCATTGAGTTCTCATCATGCCCACACAGAAAAACTTACATTTGATTTGTTTGAATATCCGATAATCGACTGGCCCGGTGTCATTTTGATTCCAGACCTTTCAAGTAATCCTCCTGCTCGAACTATAATGTTATACTCAATGTAATCCGCATCGACCAAATCAGCCAGAACCCCGTCCACAAAGGCAAGCCTGACAGTCACATCAGAATCGTTCCGGTTAGAGATATTCACGGTCACTTCAAATGATTTTGAGCCTTCAACTGTATAAATCAAAGTGTTTGTCCCGGCGCTGATGTCAACAGCGGCTAATCTACCTGATGTCATGTTTTTTCCTTTTGGCGTTCACGTTTTGCCTTCATGTATTTCATCTTTGTTTCTCGCATAGCCATATGGAATAAGCGGTGAATGTCCATCGGATTCTCGGTATCATCTGCTTTGTGAACATCGCCGTTTCTTTCTATAAGAAACTGTTCGACTTCAACGCCTCTGTCTGTCTCGGTTATAATTATTTTTCGTTTCATAAAGAAGGCCCTTTTGTTGGTAAGCTCCAAATTTGTGGTTCATCGTCATCGTTATAGGTTGTTGTTTCG